CAATTAGTATTAATAACTGTGATCGGCGCTTATTTTGGCGGTAGATCACTAGAAAAAGTAAAAAAATAAAATTATGGCAAGTATATACGGAGGCTCAGGTAATGAGCTATTTTTTCATGGCTCAACCTTATTAAGCGGTGATGGATCACAACTTGATTTAGACGGTACTACATCTAAATATTATGTTTGCGCTATAACTATTGTTGTAGCCGCAAAGTTTCAAGCTTTAAATATATTAGATGGCGGTGTAGATCTTGGATTAGGTAAAACACATTTTATATCTACAGAAGATACGCAAACGCTAGATACTGACTGGGGTGCTGTTACAGACCTAGGTGACAATGACGGTTTAGTTGTTACAGCTGGTGGTAGTTGTCCTGAGTTTCCAATTGGAACAACTATATATGGTATGTGGGATTTTGTAGAATTACACGCTGGAACTGTTATATGCTACGTAGCACCAAGACCTGATTATCATACAACAACTAGAGCAGCAGCAATATAAACAAATAAATTAAATTAACTTAAATTAAATAAAATGGCAACAAGTAAAGTAAAGGGCACTAATGCAAAAATTAAAGAACTTAAAGGTATTAGACCTGAGAAAATAACTGATGAGCAGTTAAAAAAAGTTCAAGATTCAGTAAACAATATAAATAGAGCACAATTAGAAGTTGGCGCAATGGAATTAAAAAAGCATGAAATAATGCATCATATCGCTGGTTTAAGAGACGCGCTTACCCTATTGCAAAGTGAATTTGAAAAAGAATACGGCACGTTTGATATTAATATCCAAGACGGTACTATAAACTATCCAGAAAATGGCGAAGCTAATTCGTAAAATTTCTGTAGGTAAAGATTATAAGAATGACGCTATGCACTATGCCGTGGGGCAAGAAGTGTACGGCGGTCATACTATTTGCGATATAATAGAAGAAGACGATAAGTATTCTGTTTATATCAAAAAGAATAAAGACGTATTGCCTTGGAAAGACTTTAACAAGAACATGGCGGTATCAGTAGAATATAATCTCGAATACTAATGAAAAGCGTATACAACTTTGTTGTAACGCCAAAAGGAGAAAGATATAACAATAAGAAAAAGATTGGAGATAAGGAACTCATTTTAAACACTGAGATTTACAATCATCAATTTGTTAATAGAACAGCTATTGTTAAATCAATTCCTATAATTGGCGATACAGATATACAACCAGGAGATGAAGTTATAGTGCATCACAATATTTTTCGTAGATGGCATAACGTTAAGGGTATAGAAAAAAATAGTAGAAGTTTTTTTGATGAGAATACTTACTTAATAAATCAAGATCAAATATTCTTATATAAAAGAAATAATAAATGGGAAGCTCCAAAAGGTTATTGTTTTGTAAAACCTTTAAAAGCAGTAGATCAATTTAATATTGAATCTGAAAAACCACTTCAAGGTATTGTTAAATATTCAGATGGTATGGTAGAAGTTGGAGATTTAATAGGCTATAGACCGAAAACTGAATCTGAGTTTATAGTAGATGGAGAAAGGTTATATAGAGTTTTATCAAATTTAATTACAATCAAATATGAATATCAAGGAGACGAAGAAGAGTATAATCCAAGCTGGGCATAAAGCTGTAGAAGAACTCATTAAAGTTGCAAAGGAAGCTATTGTAGATTCTGGAGATGATATTACTGCTGATAGACTTAAAAATGCTGCAGCTACTAAAAAACTAGCTATATTTGACGCATTTGAAATACTTAACAGAATCCAAGAAGAAGAGAGTTTACTTGAGGGCAAAGCACCTAAAGAGACAAAGGAAAAAACTTTTAAAGGATTCGCAGAAGGTAGATCTAAGTAATGTACGAGCAAGATTTAGTTAAAATAATAGAACCTATTAAAAAGACTACTATTAGTAGGCTTAATAAAGGTAAAAAATGGAAATATGGATATGATAAAGAACATGATATCGTTGTTATCTCAAAAACTGGAAAAATCGGTGAAATACTTGAAATCGAAAATTTGCGAATCGGCTTGCCGTTGGAACCAGTGCAAGTGCACTTGCGGGAAGAAAACAAATGGGTAAAAACAGAACAACCTAAAGAGTTACAGCGTCTAAAAAGCATATTTGATTGGAGAAGCTATCCAGACGACCAAAAAGAGCAGTGGTATGATTATATAGACGAAGAGTTCAATAGAAGAGAAAACGGGTTCTGGTTTATGAATAATAATAAACCAACCTATATAACAGGTACACATTATATGTACTTACAATGGAGTAAGATAGATGTAGGTGCTCCAGATTTCAGAGAAGCCAACAGATTATTTTTTATATTCTGGGAAGCTTGTAAGGCAGATAAAAGATGTTACGGAATGTGTTATCTTAAGAATCGTCGTTCTGGATTTTCTTTTATGAGTAGTGCTGAAACAGTTAATCTAGCTACTCTTGCAACCGATAGTAGATTTGGTGTTTTATCTAAAACAGGTGCTGATGCTAAAAAGATGTTTACAGATAAAGTTGTACCAATTAGTATAAACTATCCGTTCTTCTTTAAACCGATTCAAGATGGTATGGATCGACCGAAAACAGAACTTGCATATAGAGTACCATCCACAAGGTTTACTAGAAAAAAGATAACGGTAAACGAAACGATAGAAGATATACAAGGATTAGATACAACTATTGATTGGAAGAATACTGGAGATAATAGTTATGATGGTGAAAAACTAGCGCTACTAGTGCATGATGAGGCTGGTAAATGGGAGAGGCCTGAGAATATATTAAATAACTGGCGAGTTACAAAAACGTGTTTACGACTAGGTAGTAGAATTATAGGTAAGTGTATGATGGGGTCAACTTCCAACGCCCTAGACAAGGGTGGAGATAATTTTAAAAAGTTATATAATGCATCAGATGTCACTAAACGAAATAGAAATGGTCAAACAAAATCTGGTTTATACTCTCTGTTCATCCCAATGGAATGGAACTACGAAGGATTTATTGACGAACACGGAGTTCCTGTATTCACTAATCCTGACACAGATGTGTTCGCCCCAGACGGTGAATTAATAGATGTAGGTGTAATAGATAATTGGCAAAATGAAGTAGATGGTTTAAAAGGTGATCACGATGCCTTAAATGAATTCTATCGCCAATTCCCAAGAACTACAGAGCATGCTTTTAGAGATGAGGCGAAGGGAAGTATATTTAACTTGGTTAAAATATACGAGCAAATAGATTACAACGAAGAGATGGCGAGAACATTGGGTATTACTCGTGGTAACTTTCAGTGGATAAATGGAGTAAAAGACACCCAAGTGATATTTTATCCAGATCAAAAAGGAAGATTTAAAGTAAGTTGGGTTCCACCTCAACAATTACAAAATAAAGTGGTACTTAAAAATGGTATTAAATATCCTGGTAACGAACATATGGGGGCCTTTGGTTGCGACTCATATGATATATCAGGAACCGTAGATGGAGAAG